GCTCAATTAGCAAACGGTTTGTTTGTATTTAACGGTACTGCTGGCAATTTAACTCTGCCAACTGTAGCTTTGCTTGAAGCCGATATTTCTAGCGCAAGTAAAGTAGACTCTGCGTTTGACTTTATCGTTATTAATGCAGACGCTTCAACAGACGACGTTACGCTAGTTGTTGGTACAGGTTGGACAATTGTTGGAAATCCAGTCGTAATTGAAGCTACTTCAGCCCAGTTCCGCGCTCGTAAAACAGGCGAAGGTTCTTGGACTTGCTACCGTATTGCTTAATGTAATCCCCCGCCCCTTGGGGCGGGATTAACTTTTTTTGGAAATAATAAAGGAGTTTTAATATGGCAAATAATAAACCTATTGGCGTTGCATACGCCGATCCCCAATTAGATTCATTCCAAGTTGGCGCATCTAACGACCCGATTGCAATTACTTCTGCTGGCGTCCTTAACGGCGCGTATGCTACTACTTCGGCAACGTCGGGCGATACGCGTCTTAACTTTAACCGTTTAACCTTTACGTCAACTGGCTCTGGCGAAACTGCGCGTTTTTTAACCCGTGTAACTGGCGCAAACGCTGCTACAGCTGGAACTATTAACGGCGCTCACGTTACTTGTGCAGTCAATACTGGCGGCACAATTAGCGGTGCAGCCAACGCTTTGCGTGCAACGATTGGTGGCTCGTCTACTAATCCAGGCGGTACGCTTGCTGCGTTGCAATTGGATTCCGATATTGCGTCTGGCGGTACTTGGACTAACGCGTCTTTCTTGCGTGTAACCAACTCTGGCACTGGCACCCTTGGTAACTTTGCAGCTTTCCCCGCAGCAGCTACAACAGGTGTGTTCCGTGCAGCCGTTGGTACTCCATCAGCTACACACACTATCCCTGTAACTAGCGGTGGTGTAACGTATTACATTATGGTTTCTACCATTGCGTAATGCAAATTACTAAAGAATTTTTAGTGGCAGAAATCCAGTCGCTAGAGTCTGAAACAAATAAGGCGCAAGTCTTTTTAATTCAGGCTCAAGCGACTATTACTGCATATAAGATGCTTATTAATAAAATAGACGAACCTGAAAGTTCTGTAGTTGAATAAATTATGACCATATATCTAAGACATCCTGATCACGGCAGTAAAGTTGCCACAATGGAACAAGAAGCAGAATATGATGAACAAAATGGCTGGGTGCGTTATACTACCGATACGCCATCTGAAGAAGAAGTGATTGCGGCTCCAGTCAATACGTTGGAAGTAAAAAGACGTCGTAAAACTATCGAGTAAAGGGTGAGTTATGGCAATTTATACCGCCAACGATCAAATTAATGGGGCGCTACGTCTATTAGGGGTATTGGCGGAAGGTGAAACGCCATCTGCTGCTACATCGCAAGATGCTTTAGATGCTTTAAATCAAATGATTGATTCGTGGAATACTGAGCGTCTATCAATATTTGCTACGCAAGACCAAGTATTCAATTGGCCTCCAAATGTACTTAGTAGAACGCTAGGGCCTACAGGTGACTTTGTAGGTAATCGACCCGTTCTATTAGACGATTCGACTTACTTTATTGATCCTGCCAACGGTATCTCGTTTGGTATTAAGATGATTAATCAACAGCAATACAATGGTATTGCCGTTAAGACAGTCACTAGCACTTACCCGCAAGTCATATTTACCAATATGACGTACCCTAATATTGAGATGTACATATACCCTAAGCCAACTAAAGTGTTGCAATGGCATTTTATTTCGGTTCAGGAGCTAACACAACCTGCTACGCTTGCAACTAATATATTGTTTCCACCAGGCTATTTAAGAGCCTTTAAATATAACTTGGCTTGTGAGTTTGCTGCCGAGTTTGGCGTTGAGCCAAGCCCCCAAGTCAAACGGATTGCAATGGCGTCTAAACGCAACCTAAAACGTATTAACAACCCCGATGATATTATGTCATTACCATACAGTATTGTTGGTACACGCCAACGATACAATATATTCGCAGGAAATTATTAAGGATAAATCATGGCTACGATTGCTATTTCAGCTTTACCCGTTGCAACAACTCAAGCTGGGGCTGATGTATTGCCAATTGTGCAAGCGTCTACTAGCACAACTAAACAACTGTCTGTAACCAATTTGTTTACTAGCCCTGCGCTTGTAACTCCTGCGCTTGGCACGGTAGCATCGGGCAATATTTCTGCTTGTACTAGCACTAGCATGGTATTGACTACACCCGTAATTGGCGCAGCTACAGGCACAAGCCTGACTGCAACAGGTACAATTGTTTCAACTGGCACCGCAGGTATAGGGTACGGGAGTGGAGCTGGTGGTACTGTAGTTCAAGGAACTAGCCGAACTACAGGTGTAACGCTTAATAAAACAACTGGTTCAATTACGTTATTTAGCGCAGCAGGAACAACAGTAGCTGCAACTTTTACTGTAACAAATAGTACAGTTGTGGCAACAGATGTAATTATTCTTAATCAAAAATCAGGTACGGATTTGTATGACTTAATGGTAACTGCCGTTGCTGCGGGTAGTTTTAACATTACTTTTAGAACTACAGGTGGTTCAACTACAGAAACGCCTGTGTTTAATTTTGCAGTAATTAAAGGTGCTGCTGCATAAACAATGAAAACGCCGATTTTAGGTCAATCGTATGTTGCACGTAGCGTTAATGCAGCGGATGCCCGTATGGTTAATCTTTTTCCTGAAGTTGTAACTGAAGGGGAAGAAACAGGGTATTTACAGCGAGCGCCTGGGCTAAAGTTTTTACAAAACATAGGTATTGGCCCTATCCGCGCATTGTGGGCGCATCAAACAAATGGCTCAGACTTCTATGTAGTATCAGGGCAAGAATTTTATAAGCTAACAAGCACATCCGCTACACCTCAACTTTTAGGTACATTAAGTGGTTCAGGCCCCGTATCTATTGCAGATAACGGTACGCAGATATTTTTAGCGTGTAATCCCGATGGTTTTATTTACAATGAAGTAACTAATATATTTGCTAAGATTACGGATCCTGATTTCCCTGGCGCTGTAACCGTATCGTACTTAGATGGTTATTTTGTGTTTAATCAACCAAATAGTCAAAAAATATGGGTTTCCCAATTATTAGACGGTACATCGGTTGATCCGCTAGACTTTGCTAGCGCTGAAGGCTCACCAGACGGCGTGGTTGCTCTTATATCCGATCACCGCGAATTGTGGGTGTTTGGTACTGATTCAGTAGAAGTTTGGTATGACTCAGGCGCTGCCGACTTTCCTCTTACCCGTATTCAAGGTGCTTTTAATGAAATTGGGTGCGTTGCACCATTTTCAGTTGCTAAATTAGATAACGGTTTGTTTTGGTTAGGCACAGATGCCCGTGGTCAAGGTATTGTCTACCGTGCTAACGGCTACACAGGCGTTCGGGTTTCTACCCATGCGATTGAGTGGCAAATACAGCAGTACGGCAATATATCCGATGCGGTAGCGTATACCTATCAGCAAGACGGTCATGCGTTCTATGTGCTTAACTTTCCAACAGGCAACGCTACATGGGTTTATGACGTAGCTACGCAAGCGTGGCATGAGCGTGCAGGCTTTATTGATGGTAATTTTACAAGGCATCGTAGTAATAACCAATGTAACTTTGGCGGTATTATTATTGTTGGTGATTACACAAACGGCAATATTTATCAGCTTGACTTAGATACTTACGCTGATAATGGTCAAACGCAAAAGTGGTTACGCTCATGGCGAGCGTTAATGCCAGGACAAAATAATTTTAAACGTACATCTCAACATACCTTGCAACTTAATGCCGAGACAGGCGTTGGGTTAAATTTATACCCAGGATATGATGCTGAAGATTTAGCAACAGAAGATGGCAAAGAAATTGTTGCTGAGTATGTACAGTTTGATTTAGTTACACAAGCTGGGCTAGAGTTAACTACTGAAGCTAATGATCAATTTGAAATTTTAGGTACTAATACAAGCCCTGATATTAACGGCTATATTTTAGCGACTATTGGTTATCCAGCAGCGCCTGGCTATAACCCGCAAGCCATGTTACGTTGGTCAGATGATGGCGGTCACACATGGTCTAATGAACATTGGGCATCAATGGGCAAAATTGGTCAGTATGGCTTTCGTACTTTCTGGCGTCGGCTTGGTATGACTGTTAAGTTGCGTGATCGTGTTTATGAAGTGTCAGGCACCGATCCAGTAAAGATTGCCATTACCAACGCTGAATTATTGCTATCACCAACTAATGCCTGATCCAATTAACATCACGCAGATTCCTGCGCCTAGAGTTGAGTTAATAGATCCACGTACAGGTTTAATGTCACGGGAATGGTTTAGGTTTTTTAATAACATCTATACAATTGTAGGCGCTAACCTAGGCATTGTTCAAATACCCAATGGCGGTACAGGATTAAGTAGTTACCCTACTAATGGTCAATTATTAATTGGCAATACAGCAGGTCAAAAATATGACTTAAATACTTTAACTGCGGGGTCAGGCATTGGTGTTACTAACGGCGCAGGAACTATTGGTGTTGCTAATACAGGCGTATTATCTAACGTGGCAGGCGCAGGTATTTCCGTATCAAGCGCAACAGGCAATGTCACCGTTGCCAATACAGGCGTATTGTCGTTTAGCGGGGGTACAACAGGCTTAACACCTAATACGGCTACTACAGGTGCGGTAACGCTTGCTGGCACCCTAGACGTTGATAATGGCGGTACAGGTCAAACAACCTACACTAACGGTCAACTATTGATTGGTAACACAACAGGAAATACCCTAACTAAAGCTACATTGACGGCTGGTACAGGAATAGCCATTACTAACGGTACAGGTTCAATTAGCGTAGCTACTAATGGCACCGTAACAACAACGGCGCCAGTTACTAAAACGGCTGATTTTAGTGTAGCATCTACAGATACATGGTTAATAAACAATAAGACAGGTTCTACTTGCACGGTTACGCTACCGTCGCCATCAGCTAACACAGGGCGGGTTTTATATTTTATTAATTATCAAAATCAACTGTTAGTGTCCGCGTCTAGTAATGTTGTATCAAGAGCAGGCGGAGCCGCGGGTACAGCCATATTAGATAACGTAGCAGGTAATTGGGCAACCATTGTGTCAGATGGCACAAGCTGGGTAACAACGCAAGCAGCAACATACAACAACTTATTGCTAGAATAATATGCAAATTGAGATGAACGTCACTTACGGACAAGGGTTTTTACCTAATAAGTCTTTTGACCTACGGAATAGGGTAGAGGCATTACAAGCTGAGCTATGTAAGTTACCTCAGTATGAACCTGAAACAAAACATACGTTTCACGCAGGAATGTATTGTCGTGAAGTATGGCGTCAAGCAGGTGTGTTAGTTGTGGGAAAAGTTCATAAAAAAGAACATTTTTATTTAATCGTATCAGGTACAGTAGCCATAACAACAAATGATGGGGTACAATCAATCACAGGCCCTCAATTGCTATGTAGTACGCCTGGCACAAAACGAGCTGTTTATGCCGAAACGGATGCTTTATGTATGACATTTCATGTTGTAGATGCTAAAACTGTTGAAGATGCCGAAATTGAATTAGTTGAATCCGATCCGAATGATATGTACGCTGTCGGAAATATAGTTAAAGACAAACAAGTAGGAGTGACATTATGACTTTTTGGGTAGCTGGATCAATAGCGGGTAGCGCCTTAATTGGTAACCTAGCGTCTAGTAGCGCTTCTAGAGCGCAATCACAAGCGGCGGGTGAAGCTACGCAAGCGCAAAGGGATGTGTCTAGTCAACAGATGGAAATCCAACGCGATATTGCTGAAAAGCAAATGGCGTTGCAACGTGAACAATATAACAAACAAATTGAATTAGGCGAACCATTTAGGCAAGCGGGTATTACTGGTCAAAATATGTTGTTAGCGCAGTTGCAAGGTGGCCCATACGCATCAGCCAAATTTGGCGGTGTAGCAGGTTACGATCCAGCATCTGCCATGAGGAACTTTGGTGCAGGTGATTTTCAAACTGACCCAGGCTATGCGTTCCGTTTATCCGAAGGCATGAAAGCTCTTGACCGTACAGCAGCGTCAAGAGGTGGGCTATTGTCAGGCGCTACTCTTAAAGGAGCGCAACAATACGGGCAAGGTTTAGCGTCACAAGAATATCAAAATGCTTTTAATCGTTATCAAGCCAATCGCGCGCAACAAGCGCAAGAATACGGTAACGCTTTTAATCGTTTCCAAACTGAAAGAACTAACACGCTCGCACCGTTGCAAAGTTTAGCAGGTGTTGGACAATCAGCTACTCAACAAGCCCAACAAGCAGCGCAAAATTATGCCACAGGTGGGGCAGGAACTTTAGGTACTTTAGGTGCAGGACAAACAGGCGCATTAGGTGCATACGGAGCCGCCGCCGGCAGTAACATTATTGGCGCGGGTAATGCAAGAGCCTCTGGTTATGTTGGTGGAGCTAACACAATAAGTAGCGGTTTAGGTCAAGGATTAAACTTTTACCAAAATCAGAACTTAATAAATAGTTTACAAGCTAATAGATTAGGTAGTCAATTTGGTGGAAACTATCTTTCTGGGCCATCAGTAACAGGTGATTTTGCACCTGTTAGTTATGGCGGAAGCGCAATAGGATAAGGACTAATTATGGCAACTATTGACTCAAATATTGCAATGGGCTATAAGCCTGTGCAGATTGAAAATCCTTTAAATCAGTTGGCAGCGTATTCGCAAATTCAAGGCGCGCAACAAGGTCAACAACTTAATGCGTTAAAAATGCAAGAATATCAACGCGGTTTAGAAGAAGAAAATAAACTACGTACTTTACTTAGCGGTGGGGGTGATATTAATTCGCCTGATGTAATACGTCAAATGTATGGCATTTCGCCAACTAAAGGATTAGAGTTTCAACAAAAACAAGCCCTTATAAAAAAAGCAAATTTAGAAACTACTAAACTTGAATCAGAAATTGTAGATAATAAGTTAAAACAATCGCGTCAATTTTTAGACACAATCGACCCTGCTGATCCTAGCGCGCCTGCTAAATATTTAGCTTGGCATGAAGCTAATCATAAAGATCCTGTTTTAGGGCCAATGTTAGCCGCTAGAGGTGTTACTGCTGATCAATCAAGAGCAAATATTAATAGCGCAATTAATCAAGGCCCACAAGCTTTTGCGGCGTTGCTTAATCAATCAAAGTTAGGTGTTGAAAAGTTTGCTGAATTAAATAAACCCGTTATTCAAAATGTAAATCGTGGCGGTATATCAGAACAAATTCAAACGCCAGGTATGGGTGGCGCGCCAGTAGTTACAAGAACTGCTCAAGTAACGGCAACGCCAGGTGAATTATTAACCAATGCACGTGAACAACAACGTATAAATCTTGGCGAGCGTCGAGATATTGTTGCTAACACTACTACGGATGCTGCAGGTAATGTTACCCAATTTAATAAATTTGGTGAGGTTGTTGGTAAAGTTAACGCAGCGGGTAAACCTAGCGCTACGTTTGAAAAAGCCGCTAATGTCAAATCCGAGTTACAGAAAAACCTTGGCACAACAATTACAGAACTTAAAGATGCTATTAAACCTGGTGGACTTCTTGAAGAATCAACCGCTAGTGGCGCAGGTAAAGTTTTAGATGCTGCGGGTAATTTTGTTGGTTATGCTACTAAAGGATCTATTGCCGCCGCATCTCTAGCACCAATTGCTGATATGGCACTTAAAATGGTACCGCGCTTTGAAGGCCCACAATCTGACAAAGATACGGCGTCTTATAAACAAGCGGCGGGTGAATTGGCTAATTCAGCGTTACCTGTTGCAACACGAAAAGCAGCTGCAAAAACTATCATACGGATAATGGAAAATCGTAAAAACCAATTTACTACTGAAAGTATGATAAACGAAGGCATTAGTAGCGGTGGCCCAGCATTACCGCCTGGCTTTACTGTTGATAAATAACAAAGGTTGATATGGCACTTCAAACCGCAACCAATCCACAAACAGGTGAGCGCGTCGCTTTAATCGGCGATCAATGGCAACCTATTAAGGAATCCGCAACCAATAAAGAAGGTGTTAAAGCCTTTTTAATTGGTGATAAGTGGCTAACTGATCAACCCGCGCCCGTTGAAGAAACACGCGCTAACGTAGGTGCTGAAGTGCCGGCATGGGCTAAAGAATATCCTAAGATATATTCAGCGGCTGTTAAAGCACGTCAGATTGCCGGCCCTAGCGTAGAGATGTTAGGCGGTGTAATTGGCGGTACTATTGGCGCAGGCGCAGGCGCTTTAGCAAGTCCTACAGTTGTAATCAATCCTGTTACTGGCGGTGTTGCTGGTTCAGCATTAGGGTACGGTATTGCTAAAGAAGGATTGCAAGCTGCCGATGTAGCGTTAGGACTTAGACCGCCACAAACAGTTGCACAAAGATTACCCGCCGCTGCAACTAATGTTGCTGAAGGCGCTACATACGATATATTAGGTAGAACAGTTGTAGGCCCTGCAATTAACAAACTAGTTAATTTAGGTTCTTCTGCATTGGGTAAAGTAGCAGATATTAACCAGTTACCTAAACAATTAGCAGGAAAAATAGCGCGGGAATCATTTGAAACACCTGTTAACGTACAAGCAGGCCGTAATGCGTTACAACAATCTGTACAAGCAGGGCAAAATTTAACAGCTCAACAAGCGTTAGCGCAAGGCGGCATAGTTGCGCCTGGCACTCAAGCGGTATTACAAAAAGTACAGGCTAAAGTTGCGCCATCAATCCAAGCAACTAAATTGCTTCAAGATGAAGCAGCACGTATGTCAACCATCAAAAACGTTACACCTGATATTGACGCAGCAATTACTGCAAGACGCGTGGCGTCTAAACCGTTGTATGAGGCCGCGGACACAGCTATTGTTCCTATTGATGCCGACATATCAAGTATTCTAAGTCGGATGCCAGACGGCACGCTAGCAAAAGCAGCCGAAATTGCTAAGATGGAAAACCGCCCATTTATTATGGGCAAAGCAGGCGCAGGCACGCCGATTGCTACAGGTGATGTAGATATGTTTGGTAAGCCAATTATGATTACCCCAAGCGCTAAAGCAGGTAATGTAACTGGCGAAACTATGCACTATATCAAACGTGCATTGGGCGATGTAGCGTATGGCCCAACAGCTACAACAGGAATTGGTCAAGACGCGCAACGCGCAGCTCGTACATTGCTAGATGATTATGTTAAAGTTTTTGAAACTAAAGTGCCTGAGTACGGTCAAGCCCGTCAAATTTTTTCGGATATGTCAGCGCCTGTTAATCAAGCGCAAGTGCTTAAAGAAATGGTATCTGTATTAGAAAAGCCAGGTGGGGGCGAGCGTATTGGGCCATTCTTAAATACTTTAGGGCGTGGCGAAGAAGCTATGCTTAAACGTGCCGGTGGTCGTGGCGGCCCACGCTTTGAAGCGCTCAATGAAGTATTAACGCCTGACCAGTTAAAAGTAGTAAAAGAAGTTGCAAAAGAATTAGAAACACAAGCGTCTGTTGGTAAACAGATCTCACAAGGTCAGCAACGCGCCACAGAGTTGCTTAAAGATGAGTTACCTAACTATCGTTTACCTAATGTGTTCAACGTAATTGCAACAACCGCCAATAAATTTTTAGATACTTTAGGCGTCAAAGTAGGTAAAAAGACACTTATTGAATTAGCTAAAGCAGGTGAAACAGCTAAATCGTTTGATGAATTATTAGCTACCTTACCGGCGCAAGAACGTAATAAAGTGTTAAAAGCAATAAACGATCCTGCAACATGGAAAGCTGTCGTACCCGCTACAGGCAAAGTAATGATGGGTATTGAAGGCAGATTAAGTACACCAAATGCTACTGTGACGCTAGGCGAGCCAAGTATAGTTAATTCGTTAGCACCTGAACAACAAAACCAAAACGCGCTTGCAAGGTAAATATGGAATACTCAATAGCTGAAAACGATAAACGGATCAGCGTTCACGAACAAGTTTGTGAGCAACGATACAAGCGCATTGAGGAATCGTTTGATCGTGGGGATAAGCGCATGGCTCGCATTGAGTATATGTTATACGCATTGATAGCCGTTACATTCTTTGGCAAAGACACCTTGATGGAGTTGCTACAAGCGGTCATTGTAAAATGATGCCAGACGGATTTCTGATTGAAAAGCTAGCGCCTGCCCTAGGTGGTTTGTTTGGGGGTTTGTCGCTTGCTATGTTTTGGACTCCTGAGAAGTTACAAGAAAAAGGTAAGGTTGCGTCTGTCTTTATTGCAGGCGGGATTAGCGCGATGGCTGGCTTTGCGTTCACAGGTATAGCTGCTGAAAAATTAGGCATTAGTTCTGAAAAGTTAGACGTGTTAATTGGACTAGCGTGGGTGCTTGGAATGTGTAGCGTAGCGGTCATCAATTGGGTGTCTAACTACATGGTTAAGCGCGAACACATGGATATTAGTGAAGTGGCAGACGAAATTAAACATAAAAGAGCAAAGAAATGACATTAGTTCATTGGCTCATGTCTATCCTAGTAATTGAACTAATTGCAGTCTTTGTAGTAGCTTTTCTAGCGTTTTCGGGATTCTTTACCGATATGCGTATGTTATCTAAGATTGGCATATTTGTAATGACTACGGGATTGATGGTTCAGGTTATGCGCTCATTACATTTCTTTGAGTATGGCGCGTACCCCATAGACACTTTGTTTCCGTTATGGATAACCAAAGATATTGGCGCATCTATTATCATATTTGACTTGGCGTTGCTACATTTTAGAAAGGCTAAATAATGTTAGGACTTGACGCAATACTAAACATAGGTGGTAAGTTAATTGATAAGCTAATCCCCGACCCAGAGGCTAAAGCCAAGGCACAGCTAGAGTTGGCGACATTAGCCCAAAATGGCGAGCTGGCGCAGATGGCAAACGATACCAAATTGTATGAGATAGAACAAACTAACATTAGTGACCGATGGAAGTCTGACATGGGTTCGGATTCGTGGTTATCTAAGAATATTAGACCGATGGCGTTAATTGCTATTTTTGTAGCTTACTTT